TGTCCTGGAACCTCTCCGGCTGTAGAAAATCAGCTTTACGGCTTATTGCTGGATATTATAACAAAAACACCCAGCTGAATTGATTCAAGTCACGCAATATTGCGGTAAAAAACCACTATGGCACGCTGAGCTAACTCCGCCATTCACCCGTTGCACCAATCTTACAGGCCCTGTATTGATTATAGCTCCCAACGCCCCTGTCGGCCCTCTGGTACCACAGAACAGGGATCCTGGTGGATGAGGACATCCGCCCCAGGGAAACGATGCAACAGTGCCTGCTCCACCTGCTCGGCCAGAAGATGCGCCTGCATCAGCGGCAGCGCATCGTCCATCTCCAGATGCAACTGGATAAAACGCGTCGGGCCGGACTGGCGGGTTCGCAGATCGTGCGCGCCTTTCACTCCTGGCCAAGAGGAAATCACATCAATGATCGCCTGACGTTCATCATCCGGCAATGCCCTGTCCAGCAGCGATTGCACAGCTTCATTGCCCATCCGCAGCGCGCTATAAAGAATGTAGACGCCAATGGCCAATGCAAACAGCGCATCCGCCCGTTGAAAACCGTACCAGCTTAGCGCAAGCGCTATAAGAATAGCACCATTCATCATGACATCTGACTGATAATGCAGCATATCTGCTCGTACTGCCTGACTGCGGGTTTTTCTTACCACCCAACGCTGATAGGTAACCAACAGCAAGGTGCTGAACAACGCCACCACCGTCACGGCAATACCAACACCAGGGTCGCGCAGCGTTTCCGGGGAGTACAGATGCTGGAAGCCGGTCAGGAACAGAAATAGTGCCGAGCCGGAAATAAACATGCTTTGCGCCAACGCGGCCAGCGACTCGGCCTTGCCATGCCCGAAGGTGTGTTCCTCGTCGGCCGGCTGCAGCGAATAACGCACCACCAGCAAGTTTGTCAGCGACGCGGCAATATCCACCAATGAATCTACCAGCGCCGCCAGCAGGCTCACGGAACCGGTGTGATACCAGGCGACAATTTTGATCAGTAGCAGTATGGAGGCCAACGCGGTGGCTGCTAACGCGGCGGATTTCACCAGACGCGCATATTGCGGTTCCATAACCCATCCAGGTTAAACATTGAGAGGGTCAATATAGCGGAATGATGGACAAAAAAAACCCCGCCATCATGGCGGGGGAAGACTCACCTTGCATGATATTGCCTAAGTCGGGCCAGTTTTGGTGCTACGAAAAAATGTAATATTTAGCTTTATACGTCACGGAATACATATCGTCGGAACCGGTTACGACAAAAAATACTTTTTATATTGTGCGCGACCTATCTAAATTATTTTATCCGATAACTTAACTTATTATTTTTTCACAAAAAAATAATAATCATGATGAAATAAAAACACACTGGCAAAAAACAAACAATATTACAACTACAACCTCAACCATAAACAAAAAAACAATTTATTGAAAAAAAATAACTATCCCACTATAAAATACCATTCATCTTTCAATTACAGTTAGTTTAAACTGTATATAATCACAAGAAGCGGCAATGAACAAATTAATAACAAATTTAACCTACCCCATCAAATTATTTATAATAATTTACATCGTTGGTTTTTCGCACAGTATTTTACTCCCCTTCATCATGGAAATGACAGCAATCACTTTGCTCGTGCGATATAGATCATATTTATTAGTTAAAATAATTGCGCTGTTTTTTGTTGTAATTGAAGGGGCTCAGCTGTCCTCAATATTTAACACGGGATTTTACATACAGCCATTAACCATAACAAACCTTGGCGAAGCTAGTGTGGTAGGCGTTGAAATTATTGCATCAACAATATTAATCACTCTGCTTTATTTTGCTTTATCTTTTAAATTATCGCAAAAGCCGCTTAAAGGCTTACCACTGGTTTGTTTATTATTTTCTTCAGTGATGGCAATTTTATTATGGAAAAACACACCAATATATAAATTTTCAAATAGCGTTTATGAAGCATATAACCAATATAGCAGCATCTATGCGATAAACCCAAGCAATGCGAAATACTTTAAAAGGGAGTCTATCTCATCTGAAAAAGACAGCCTTCCTCAGTCGCTACATTCAAAAAACCAAAATATAGTCGTCATCTTTACCGAAGGACTATCCTCTGTGGTTATGAGTGATAATATGACACCTAATCTTATCAAGCTCTCCCGGCAGTCTTTCAATTTTTTAAATTACTATAACCATACAGCAGCGACATTTCGTGGTATCCGGGGACAACTGACATCAGGTTATCAATTCCTCGGTGGATTCAATCCAGAACATGTTGGTGTAGGTGAAGTATCAGCCACCACGGTAAAGAGACGTTTTAACGGAAAATTGATCAGTATACCAAACATACTTGCAACGCATAATTATACATCTTATTTTATCGCTCCGAACAGCAGACAAGAAAATCTTAGCCAAATGATATCCACACTAGGATTTGATGATGTTTATGGTAACGAGGATTTCAATGATGCCACAGATATTAAGTTAACCGATAAACAAACCTATGAGTTACTGTGGGAAAAAATCAATGAACCCCATGATAAACCTTTCTTTATAGGCGTCTACACCGTAGGCACTCATATTGGAATGGATAGTCCGGACGAAAAATTTGGTGACGGCAATAACGAATACAATAATAAATTCCATAATCTTGACCATCAGTTCGGCGTTTTTTTTGAAAAGTTTAAAAATAGCAAAGTTGCAGACAATACCATCCTTGTATTTACAGCTGATCATGCTGCCTTCCCTACGCCAAAATTCAAGGAAACATTTAACTCAGAAAGCGATGTATTTGTTGATCAAATACCATTGATGATTTATAAGAAAAACGCACCAACAATAAATTTTAATGTGGATGGTAAAAATTCACTAGCTCTGGCTCCAACTCTGCTAGATATACTTGGAGTAAAGAATGGAGGGAATTATTTCCTTGGCTGTTCTTTATTTGACAGTCATTGTTCAAGTGTCTTTGAGAATACTACGGCTATTGGAAGCTTCATTGTTAACACTAAAAATTCAAAAATGAGCATTGGTGAAAAAACAGAAATAACAGAGAAAATCAATCGCTACTATACAATTAGTGGATAGAGTGCATCTAAGAACAATCATTAATTCCGTGGTCTTAATCAACAACTCAAGAACGGCTAAAAAATTGACAAAAAAAACCCCGCCATCATGGCGGGGGAAGACAGGGATGGTGAAGAAATCCAGCAAGTAACAAATTGGAATAAAAGGATTTATTCTATCCATCGTCTACATTTTGACTACACTTCGACAAAAAAAAGCCCCGAATATTCCGGGGCTTCATCCTGTATTTACTTCCAGGCACAGGCTTTTTGAAGAGGTTTTAACGCCTCAGATAAACCAGTTAAATCAAACGTCACATTCACAGGGCTTTCGTTGTACGGCGTAATTTGAGCGTACATTCCATTCGCCTGAGTCAAGGCTTTGACGAACTCGATCACATTCCCACGATAGAAAACAGCTTTCGTATCACTGGAAATGTTCCAAGCTTTCGTTTTTGCCTTTTGCTTGTCCAGACGGTATAGCATCTGCGTTTCATTCAGGCCAAGATATGTATCCCAATTGATGTACAACTCCGTTTTCTTCTCCCTGCAAGTAATGTACAACTCAGGAGTAACTGACTCACCAAACTGGGAACGGAAAGACTCATTAGCAGAAAGACTAACGAAAACATTCTCTGAATCGTCTACCGGTGAAGACTGTGTTGATACTTGCCATTTTCCAACACCTGCCGCAGGTTTAGCATCTTCGACGACTTTTGGCGGTAAAGCTCTATCATAGCAAGCCAAACGATCTTCACCCTTTGCTTCTGACTGACATTTTAGTAAAGCATCTTTATCGAAGTCAGCCTTAGCCTCTGTCGCTGCATACGCTGTAGACACAGCCGTAAAACAGAGCGCCATAGCAATTATTATCTTGTTCATGTACACACCTTTCAGGCTTTTGGGCGGGTCAAAAAAACAAACATCCCGATAATGATATCGCCAATAACCCATATAGTTCCCAGCATCATCATTCCCAACCCCGTGCCAAGTGCAGCGCCGGCACGTTCAGCATCTGAGGCCGCGCTATTGATCACATCACTACTGCCACCGGCTCCGGCAAAGATGCAATAAATCATAAAAACGTTGAACAGGATAAATACCCATTTCACAACTTTGCCAAAAAACGAGCGTTTCGGCTTCTTTACCTGATGCCCACAAGACGGGCATTTAAACGCTGAATCACTAATTTCTTTACTGCATTCCGGGCAGTTTACTAATGCCATATTCCTACTCTCCATAGATATGGTTACATAACCGCTATAAAGCCTATCAGTTGATTTTGTTTGGATAAATAAAAATAACCCGCCTCAGAGGCGGGGTAATTCAAAGTGTGAGGGATAACTGATCTTCGCCGTGATGACTTCGCGGGAAAACATCTTGCGGAACCAGCGCGCCGGGGGCAGGCTGGGTTTGGTTTAATGCTCCGTCGATCTCTGTCATGCTGGTAAAGCAATAGCCGCACAACATATTTTGACACTGGTGATAACTGCGCCGCACCAGTACGCTCAACTCTACACTGGTTCGAGTTTTCGCAACTGCACGGCAGCGAGGACAGCGCATTGCCATACGCGGGCCTCCTCTGGACTGGTTAATATCACGTCAAGTATAACGCCTAACCCGTTGACTCGTCACCCGCCTCCGCCGTCCACTCGTCGATCTTAACTTCCAGTTCCAGCGACGTTGTAAAACCACCGCCGCCGATATCATGTACACAACGGGTGATCGTCCAGTACCCGCTATCAATCGTGGACTTAAAACCCGACACGCTGGCCGGTTGCTCAGGGTACAAATCAGCGCGGCCCCGCGCCAATGTGATAGAGAATGATGCTGCGCCCCGCTGTAGTTGGCTCCACTTCGCCGCCGCTGCTCGCTTTGCCGCTCGCTCAGTTTTGAACGTCTTGCGGATCACAAATACGTTACCGTCCGCACCGGCCATATAATCCCCTTCCTTGCTGCTTGAGGCGGGTTCTTTGACCTTTTTCCGCCTGGTTGTTCTGCGGCGTCTTCGGCTGGTTGTCTTCACCGTTGTGGAAGGCTTCTTCCCAAAGTTGAGATCCAGCCAATAGGCAGTAACGCCGGTATAGGCGTCACGGTCTGCAATGCTAAAGCTGTGCTTATCACCGCTGGCCCGCACTACGCTGATTGCTGGTAGCGGTTTACCGCTCTGGGTTAAGCCCTGCCCTGGCGTGATGAATAGCAACATGCCGTTTTTGACGGTAGCAACTGCGCCCAGCATATCCGCCATTCTGGTAAGAAAACTGATATCTGATTCGCTGGTCTGGTCTGCGTGATCAATCTCAATCTTCGCCAGTTCCTCGCTCACTCCAGCGCGCAGGTCATACCGGCTGGCGATACTGGCGACCACATCGCCAACGGTAATATCATGCCAGGAGTACTCACGCTTCACGTTGAAGGTGTCGCGAAAGTCTGCGCTGCGAGCGCTGATTGTGAGCTGGTCAGGCGGGCCACGGTGGGCAACCTCATCAACGGTATACAGCCCCTTGAATATCAGCGGGTCGTTATCCCAGCCCAGTGAAACGGAAATCTTAGCGCCGCGCGATGGCATAACGATCTGCCCATCTGAATCGTCCAGCGTCAGATCCAAAGTATCCGCCTCAAAGCCCCGGTTGTCCGTGAGTGACAACGATATCAAGCGCTCATCCAGCGCGGTGAGCTGTTTGCTTTCAATCTGAATACTGAACGCCGGGCGGGGAGAGTACCGCGCATCATCATCCAACATCTTATTGGTTCCCTCATTGGTGAAGGTACCATCGTCGCCACGCGCGCGCGTACAGACAACGCGGGGCTGTTGTTGCGGTCTGCTGACAACGCTCACCTCTCGCACCGTCTGGCAATTGTCGCAATGATAAGTGGCAATCACTGACTGGCGAGGCAACTACATGGCCACAAATTACCATCACGGTGTAACCGTCAAGGAAACCACCGACCTGAGCACGATGATCACCGATATTGATTCAGCGGTGATCGGCGTCGTTTGTATCGCTGACGATGCAGACAAAGACGCCTTCCCGCTGGATACCCCTGTACTCATCACCCGCGTGGCTTCCATGCTGGGGAAGGCAGGAAAAACCGGCACCCTGTTTACCACGCTGAAAGCCATTTCAGACCAGACCAGCCCGCAAACCATCGTGATCCGCGTTGCTGATGCAAGCAAAATCCCCCCCGTTGAAGGGAAAGCAGCAAAAACACAGGATCAACTGGTGATCGGCGGCACCGACGACACAGGGCGCTTTACCGGCCTGTATGCGCTGCTGTCGGCAGAAATGCGCGTTGGCGTACGTCCGCGAGTGCTGGCCGTTCCTGGCCTTGATACTCAGCCCGTAGCGGCACAACTTGGCGTTATCGCTGAGAAGCTGCGCGCCTTTGCTTATGTATCAGCTAATGGCTGCAACACCATCGCTGAGGCGAAGACGTACCGCGAGAATTTTTCCCAGCGTGAAATGATGGTTATCTGGCCTAATTTCATCTGCTACGACACCAACGCGGGAGCAAATGCCACCGTGCCGGTGGGTGCTCATGCGGTAGGAATGCGCGCCAAAATCGACGCCACGCAGGGCTGGCACAAAACCATTTCCAACGTGCCGGTAAATAACGTGCTGGGGATGGATCGGGATATCTATTTCACCCTACAGGGTACCGATACCGACGCGGACGAGCTGAACGCGGCAGGCGTCACCACCCTGATCAAACAGGACGGTTATCGCATCTGGGGATCGCGCACCTGCGACGAAGAAACCTACATCTTTGAGAGCTATACCCGTACCGCTCAAATTGTGGCGGATACCGTCGCAGAAGCCCATTTTTTCTACGTTGATAAGCCGCTTACACCATCACTGGTTAAAGACATTGTGGACGGCATCAACAAGAAACTGACGTCCTATGTGACGGCAGGCAAGCTACTGGGTGCGCGCTGCTGGTACGACCCTGAGCCGAATACCAGCGAGACGCTGCGCAACGGGCAGCTCACCATTAAATACAACTACACCCCTGTTCCGCCGCTGGAAAATCTCAGCCTGGTGCAGGAATTCACTGACGAATACTTCGCTACGTTTTCCAGCGCAGTGAATAACTAACCGGGGGCGCATATGGCTCTGCCTAAAAAACTTAAATACTTCAACATGTTCTTTGACGGGGATAACTATTTTGGCATGGTGCCGGAAATCACCCCGGCGAAGTTAACCAGGAAGACCGAGGATTACCAGGCCGGTGGTATGCCTGGTTCTGTCGCCGTCGATCTCGGCTTTGATGCCGGGGCACTGGATATGGATATCACCCTAGGCGGCATGGATGCCGGATTACTTAAAAAATGGGGTATTGCCACCGCCGATGGTATGCAGACACGTTACGCCGGGTCATACCAGGACGACTCTACCGGCGAGGCGGTACCCGTTGAAATCCAGACGCGCGGACGCTTCACGGAGATGGATCCCGGCACGTCCAAGACCGGGGATGATACTTCCCATAAGTACACCCTGAAAAATACCTATTACAAGCTGACCATCAACAGCGAAGAAATCATTGAAGTTGATGTGCTCAATATGATCTACAAAGTTGGCGGCGTTGACATGATGGAAAAACACCGCGCTAACATTGGCTTATAAGGAATTAATACACCATGACCAAAGCAACCAAAAAAGAGGGCGTTCAGCTTAATACACCAATCGTGCGCGGCAAGACAGAGATCACCGAAGTCACGATCACGCCCGTGTTAAAACAGGCCGGGTCACTGCGTGGCTTAAAAGTGTATGACGTGCTGACGTCTAACTATGATGCGCTGATTGTCCTGCTGCCGCGCGTCACCGCTCCGGCGTTGACCGCTGACGAAATCGCCCGTATGGATACATGGGATTTCTGTCAGCTCGCCAATGCGGTGGTTGATTTTTTGCAGCCACCTTCGGATCAGAACGAGACGGATACGGGCAATTCGTCATTAGATGCCCCTGCGAGCGCATAGAAAACTTAATGGCGGATATCGCCGTCATTTTCCACTGGCGACCTGCGGAGATGGACGCCATGACGGTAGAGGAACTTCTGTTATGGCGTGACCAGGCCGCTGCGCGTAGTGGCGGAGATCACTAAATGGCAGACCGCAATTTAAATATTAAGGTGGCATTCAGCGCCCTTAATAACATGTCTCAACCTGTCAACGCAGCGCGCCAAAGTGCCGCTGCGCTGGCATCTCAAATCAATCAGACAAAAACCAGTATCAAGGGGCTTGAGCGTCAAGCTTCCAGCTTCGATCGGCTGACCGCAGCCAATAAGAAAACCACTGACCAACTGGCCCAGGCAAAGACGCAGGCGCGTGAAATGGCGGCGGCTTTCGGCCCATTACGCCAGCGTAGCGCCGAGCAAGTTACCGCCCTCAATCAGCAGCGGGCAGCAATTCGCAACCTTACCGCCCAGCAGAAAACGGAACAGGCCCAGCTCAACCAGTTACGCGCCAGCTTCTACAGTGAAGGAATTGCGATCAGCAGTACCAGCCGGGCGACGGAGCAAATCAGCCAGCGCACCGCGCAGTACAACCGCAAACTAACTGAGCAGCAGAGGCGGCTTGAGTCTGTCACGCAAGCACAGGCACGCTATGCTCGCGCCAAAGAAACGGGTGAGAAACTCAAAAGCGGCGGTATGAAGACCGCAGCGACCGGCGCGGCGGTGCTAGCCCCAGTAGCCGCTGCCATCAAAAGTTACAGCAGCCTGGAAGATGCCATGAAAGGCGTATCCAAACAGGTGAATGGCCTGCGTGATAATGACGGCAACCGCACAGCTCAGTTTGCTGAGATGCAAAAGGCCATTAAAGACGCTTCCGAAAACCTGCCCATGCCCAACGGGGCGGTTGATTATGCCGCTCTGGTAGAAGGCGGCGCGCGCATGGGGGTAGCGAACGGTGATGACCCATGGCAAAAGCAGAAAAAAGACCTGTTGGACTTTGCCAACACTGCCGCCATGGCTTCTAAGGCGTTTGAGTTACCCGCTGACCAACTATCGGAAAGCCTGGGTAAGATTGCTGGCCTGTACAAAATCCCCATTCAGGATATAGGTAATCTCGGCGACACGATTAACTACCTGGACGACAACGCAAAATCAAAAGGCTCTGACATTATCGACGTGTTGCAGCGTGTAGGCGGCGCGGCCGATCAGCTCGGCTATCAGAATGCGGCGGCGCTGGGTTCTACGTTCCTTACTTTGGGCGAACAATCAGAAACTGCTGGGACAGCAGTCAAAGCTATGGTGCGTGAGCTGGGTAACGCAGAAGTTCAACCTAAGCGATTTATGGAGGGGCTAGATGCCCTGGGCCTAAGCGCCGAAAAGGTGCAGAAAAACATGGCAAAAGACGCCATGGGCACCATCATGGCTGTAATGGAGTCTACCAAAAAGCTGGAACCGGATAAGCAAATGAACGTGCTCACCCAGCTCTTTGGTGATGAATATGCCATGGCAGTATCCAAAGTTGCCAACAACCTGCCGGAACTACGCAGACAGCTAGAATTAACCCACGGCACCGCGTCGAAAGGCTCTATGAAGAGGGAGTCTGATATTGATAAAGATTCGCTATCCTCTCAATGGCAGATAACAAAAGCTCAGTTCAGCAACAATTTTAGCGCCCTGGGTGAGTCAATGCGCGGCCCGATGATGGGGATAATGAACTCAGTCGGCGGCGTTCTGAAATCGATCCGGAACTGGATTGAAGCCAACCCCGCCTTAGTCGCTACCATCATGAAAATCGTCACTGCAATTGGCGCTATTCTTGCGGGTGTTGGTGCGCTTATGTTGGCGTTAGGTGCCTTACTCGGCCCGATGGCGCTTGTCCGCCTGAGCTTCACCACGCTGGCAGGTGAAGGCGGGATTGCAAAAATGATGGCCGGTATTACCCGCCTGGGTGGTGCGTTCCAGTGGCTCGCAGGTTCCCCAATGCAGGCGCTGTCAACTGCCGGGCGGGCAGTCTTCGGCCCACTTATCACGCTGTTAGCTGGCGTCACTGCACCTGTCTGGGGTCTGATCGCCCTATTTGCTGTCGTCACTATTGCGATCATTAAGTTCTGGCAACCCATCAAAGCATTTTTCAGCGGCTTCTTTACTGGGCTAATGCAAGGGTTGCAGCCTATTTTCTCAGTCGTGTCTTCCGTATTTTCACCACTGGCCCCCATGTTTGACGCTATCGGCTCGGCGCTCAACACCGTCTGGGACTGGTTTACCAAACTGTTTGAACCTATCAAGTTTTCCAGTGAGGCCCTGGAAACTTGCACCAGCGCGGGTGAAACCTTCGGGCGGGTTTTCGGTGCAGCATTAAGCGGCCTGCTGTGGCCTCTTAAAAAGCTGATGGAAGGTATCGGATGGGTACTTGAGAAGCTAGGCTTAATTCCTTCGGGATTAGATGCAGCACGAGCCAAGGCAGAAAGTCTAAAAAAAGAGCCGGTTGCGTGGGAGTGGGATCCGAAGCAGAAAAAAATGGTTAAAAAGGCCTGGAGTTGGTCGCCAAAACAACCAGTGACAGATCCATCCTCTTTAATGGCTAAGTTGCAATCACTGTTCGCAACTCCTGACCTGAAAGGCCCGGCCAATCTGACACCAAAAATGAGCAGCAGCCTGGATAAGATTGCTGACAATACGGGCAAGATGGCCGCAAAAGATGGCCCCGGCGAAATCGTCTTCAAAAATAAACAGCCGTACATTCCGATCCGTGGGGGATACGCCGAGCCGGTGCAACAGGCAAAGCGTCAGCTACCATCACTCACGACATGGATACAGCAGCAGGCGGGTGCGCTGGTTTCTTCGGTGCTTCCGTACAGCGTCCAGCAGCCTGCGGCCCGTTCGCCAGTCTCTGCGGTTCCATCTGCGGCATCCGTGGCGGCGCTGATGCCTGGCGGCGACATGTTCAACTTTGAGATCAATATCACCGACGCGGGCAAACTGGATGAACAAAAGCTTGTCCAGCGCATCCGCGAAGAGTTCACCCTTGCCCAGCAGCAGACCGCACGGCGCAAGCGCTCACAACTGACCGATCACGAATAAGGGCACCACTATGATGATGATCCTTGGCATGTTCCCGTTTGCGCTGCAATCCACGCCTTACCAAACATCGAACCAGGCCAACACATGGCGGCACGTCAAAAACGATCGCGTAGGGAAGTCCCCGCGCTATCAGTACATCGGGCCAGACGAAGAGCCGATCACGCTCTCCGGTACGCTGTACCCTGAAATCAGCGGCGGCGACGTGTCACTAACCACACTGGAAACGATGGCGTATACCGGCAGAGCCTGGCCCCTGATTGAGGGCACCGGCAAGATTTACGGCATGTATGTGATCGACGGCTTAACCCAGAATCGCACTGAGTTTTTTCAGGATGGTAAAGCGCGGAAAATTGATTTTACCCTCAGCCTGAAAAAGGTCAGCGAGGATATTCGGGAAAAGCTGGCGGAAATCACCAATGATGATGTGTTGTCTATGGTCAAGGCGGGGGTGAATTTTTAATCTTGATTGTTCTGACCAACACGACCATTTGCGGCAGTGTTGGCCAATTTGCATCGAGCACCGTCATTTTTGACACTGCTGCAGCCCGATCATTTTAGACAGTGCCGCATGGCACTATCGGGCCGCAGGCTTATCCGGCCAGATGATATCTGGTGCGGTTGAAGCATCAACACGCGACAACAACACGCGATATTTTCGCCATTCTGAATACCTTTTCAACTCTTCGTCAGTGGCTATGTCTAACTCCACAGCATCTTGTAACGGGGCGATCAACACTGTTGCTTCCGCAAGCAGATTCTGCCGTCTACTTTCTGCCTCCGCAATGACGACCTCTTTCGTCTTTGATGGAGTATTAGCCCAGGCGGGATAACCATCATTCCCAGCTTCGCGATATTTCCCCAATGGGGGAGTATTTATAAAGTATTCCATAAACACGCCCTCCGATATTTCAACCAAATCTTCCGGCAGCGTTCCGGCTGCCCTATAGGCAGGCATGAGCGTTTGCGGATAGGCAACGTTTTGCGACGGTGAATAATAAGTTGTCATATTAGTACCCTATAGCCAGCCAGTGAATTGTCGGTGTATAGCCCAACACGCGAGAGGTTACAGACACACAGGCCTGACTCCTTGAACCTGTTTTCCCATCACCCCCCGCACTCATATTCGAACGCACGAACGTATTAAACTCACTTGATTGGCTCTCAAACGTTGAGCCGGCCAAATTCATGAAATTGACCAACGCCATGTTAGGGAAGGCAATGTGATAATCTGGCTTTGAGAAATGCGTATACCATGTAATTCCGCCAACGGATTCGGGGTTATAATTTCCAGTTGGCTGTAACGACCATATTCCCCACTGAATGACAATGCCGCTTGGCAGGTACTGAATACCGTTAGACCCTTTTAACCCTTGGAAATATGACATATCCGGCAATTGTAAGCTGCCATTCCCCGCGCTGCGCTTTGCTGCCGACTTCAGCCCCAGATTATTACAAAATTCATCAATATCAGGAATATCAGCCCCATTTTCGTCTTTTGCCAGACCGCCTTTGGCAAGGTCATAAGCGGCCTTTACGGCTTTAGGTGTTGCCGCTAGCGTCTCACTACTGCTGTCCGTGTCGCTGCTCAGTTGTACGAAACCTTTTTCTTTCAGCGTACCATCCGGGTGATCGCGTGATTCAGCATGGCTTTTAATCACACCGTCAACATAGTTTTTTACCTCAATGATCGCATCATCAACATACTGCCGGGTTGCCAGTACTACGGACGGATCAATCTTGAGCGTTATCGCCTGGGTGCTGCTGACAATCAGAATGACGCGGATCACCTGCACCCGCCCGCTACCTTCCTGCAACAGTGGCTTGTAGGTTTCTGCACAGTTGGCGATAGCAATTAAATCGCCCGCGCTGTCATACAGACCAATCTCACGGATCCACCACCCGCCCACGTCTTCCGGGATCACCTGTTCAGTAATAATCTGGTTGGTGTTTACGGGGTCAATGGTCAATGTGTTAAGCGGTGCCCGACGCAGCTCATGCACCAATGTCGTTTGCGCCGGGTTGGGTGTCGGCAGTACGCCGTTGCCATCGCCTACCGCCATTTGAGTGATTTCAACCTTCTCACCCAATGCTGTGGCGTTTGCCAGCTTTGCGGCCCCGATATTGGTCAGCAGGGCATAATATTTAGTTGCCACTTGTTGTGATCTCCACGGTATCTATCAAATGAATCGCACTGCCCACATATTCCGCACCACCCACAGCGATGGTTTCAGGGAAGTAGGGGTACACGGTTAGCGTGTCGCCCAGGTAAGCGGACGCACCAACATAAAAAGGGCCAGTAGTCTGTAAGTGCAGGCTCATGCCCAGCATGTGACGGCTACACGGCTTAACATCGGCAATCAGCCGTTCAAGCTCCTGGTAGGTTTCTTCGCTGATCCCTTCCTCTTCAACGCCAATATCCAGCGTGAACGTGCCGGGGTCGGTGTTGATGTTCCACCACTCATTAACCCGGATGAAGTAGCCGAACGGCTCCACCACGCGCCGCATGGCTCCGGTGGTACCCTTGTGCTTGTGCAAGTAAAACGCATCCTCTATCGCTTTACGCTTCGTCGCCTGGGGCCAATTCTCATCCCAACGATCGACAGAGAACGCCCATGCAAGGTAGGGCAGCAATTCAACCGGGCAGGTGGTCGGATCCCAGAGCTTGCGCAGCGGTACCCGCACTTCGCCAAGTGTGGCGCAGACGCGGGCGGCGATACGTTCAAGACGTGAAGCACTCGGCGGCAGAAGGGATTTACTCATCGTAGCCCCCCACCGTTATGGTGTAGCCGGTGCAGTGAGAAGCCTGCGTATCATTAAGCACGATATCCGCCACAGGCTGCGCCAATTCCACCCTCTGCACCCCTTCGACGTGCAGTGCGGCATAAATGGCAGACAAACGGATATCGCGCCCCAGACGACGCTGATCGGCAATGTATGCCTGTAACTTCTGTTCAGATGCCTGCCGCACCGGCTCGGACTCTGGCCCCGGATAGATATACAGCGTGGCATCAATCTCATAGGGTACGATTTCCGCAGCCTGCACGGTCACGCGGTCGGCAACCGGGCGCACCTCTTCGCCATTCAGAGCGTTGGCAACAATATCAATCAGCTCTTGGCTGGCGGTACCGTCCCCTTCGCGGGAAAGCACAGAGACAGTAACGCAGGCAGGTGTTGGGCTGACGGCAGAAACATCAGCAACGCGCCCATCCGCAGACAGACCAAAAAATTCATATGCCGCCGTTGGCCCGGCAACGCTCAGCCCCTCAAACGCCTGCGGGGTGCGAACACGCAGATCGGCATCAGACTCCATCACGGCAGGTACAGGCGGCACAACGCTGTCATTCTCAGGTGTGATGGTCAGGCGCTCTACATTGAAGTTTGCCGCCAGCTGATCCAAATCACTGCCCACGGAGTACGCCACCATCACCGCCCGCGCCGCTTCGTTCACGCGCTGGCGTAGCAGTAACTCGCGGTAGCAGTTTTCTTCCAGCAGCAGGGTGATCGGCTCAGATTCCAGTGAAAGGGTGCGGGCAATGGCTTCCTGCTCATCCTCCGGGTAAAGGGCGATAAATGCCGCCTTACGCTCATTGAACAGCGTTTCAAAGTCCAACGGCTCAACCACCACCGGGGGCGGTAATTGGGAAAGGTCAATAGTTCCGCTCATGCGTGCACCTGCCTGCCGATCGTCACATCTGCGGTAAAGAGTGATTGTGTATCGGTGCGGCTGGCTTTGATGGTGGCAACCATTTGCCCGGTGCCGGTTTCTGTCAGCACGATATTGGTCAGCGAGATCCGCGGCTCCCAGAGGAACAGCGCGCTGTATATCGCGGACATAATGCGAAGACGCGTTACCGCATTACCTGGCTGATCAATCAGGTTATTGAGCTGCGAACCATAAGCGCGGCGCATGACACGCGACCCCACTGGCGTTAACAAAATATCGCTGATGGACTGTGTAATGTGCTCGTTATCGGTAAGCACTTTGCCGGTATCGGCATTCATCCCGCTATACCTTGCGCCGGTCATTGCGGGCCTTCCGTCTGGCTTCCGCCACGCTCTACGCCGCCGTGTTTATGGGTATGCAACACAACGCCATTTGATGTGATGCTGCCGCCGCCATGTTCAAGGTTGCCGGTCATTTTTCCGCCTTGCTTCATCTCAAACGTGGCACAAGAGAGCTTCTTAGTGCAGACCACCTCCGGCGTATCAAGGGTGATCGAAGTTGTTGCCGTACAGGTTATTTCTGGCGCGGTCGCTGCGATGGATTCAGAGGCCTCAACGGTTGCACTCTTCACCCCGATAGCAACCAGCGCACCGGTTGCCGGGTCGTAGGAGACTTGCGCGCCGTCAGGGTGCTTTGTCACACTGGATGTTTCGCCACTATCTGGCGGCTTGGCGCTGTCGCTGTACAAACTGCCCATGATGACGGCATTTTCCAGATCACCACAGGGGGCAAAAAGTAACACCTGTTCGCCTGGTGTTGGTGCCCACCATGTAACAGCCGTTCCGGCACGCATTGCCGCCCAGCGGATCCAGTCCGTTGTATTCTCCCCCGTTGAGACTCGCGCAACTGGCGGCTCAGCAGCAAGATCAACATCCGTCACCGTACCAATGCGGATAAGGTTACAGATCAGGCGATAGAGTTCATTCAGGTTCATAAGCTGGCTGCGTCAGTAAATTTACAGCCAGTTTCATGATCCACGCGCGCGCAAGCAACGCGCGGCAGTTGTCAGAGGTTGGTAACAATCGAAGGTGATACCGGCAGGCACTGCCACGTATGGCAGTAGTGGCCATACGTATCGATCACGGTCACTTTTAACCGTGCTGCAGGATGGGGTCAGGGTTGCAAAAAGCTGACAACAGCACCCGCCAGCCAGTCAAGATCACCGTCCGTCAATCCCAGCAGCTCACGCGCCGGGTAGCGAGTGCGGGCACCGGGTGCCACAGTATCAACCTCACCGTACTGGTGAACGCTGGCGATCTCCGCTGTATGGCCTTTGTAACCCACAACGGCAGCGCTGGCGGTACCGTAGGCTTTGAGAAAGCGGGCGGTACGCAGACGGCGGAACATCTTTTCTTTACGGTTAGTGGAGCGTTTGGTCTGGTTGAGATGGATCTCAATATAGCGCTGAATGTCACGCTTGTAGAAAGTGCGTAGCCCGCCCTTTTCCACATCGTAACCGGTGATAGCGCGCTGTTCTCCCCGTCCGGTGGTTCGCCAGTTACTCAGCTCACGCGTTTCATCATTCCACAGGAATTTCACACCGCCCTGGGTGCGGAGAATTTTACGGCGGCGGGCGGCATAACTCTCACCGCTGGGGTTCTTCTGGCTGTTGATGCGCTGTTGCTGGCGCTTACGCAGGCCAATAGCCACCTCACGCGTGAGCTTACGGCGCTGGCCCGGCGCAAGCTGCGCCGCCACGGTGGCAAGATATTCATCAAGGACGTGAAACAGCGGATCAACGTTCATTTAGTCCGTCCATGTTTCGCCGCTCACCTGATCGGAGAAGACCAGCGACCAGGCACCCAGCTCCGGCCCCGGCATAGGATCGGCGCGGTGTGAAATGACCGGCTTACCGTTTTCAACTTTAACCACTACCGCCTCACTGGCCTGGATCTTGATAAGCACGTCCATGGTGGAGTTGCTCAAAATATCCGCTTCAAAGGTGATACCGTCGCGGGCACGATCAGGGTTAAACAGCAGCTCAGGCTGATACAGACGCGCCCATGCAAGGATCGGTAAGCTGATGGAGTCCAGCGGCTCCGGGTAATCCATGACCAACACTTCAATGGTGTATTCGTATTCAAATGAGGCAGAACGCTGCCCGGTGCTCACCATGCGCCCTTTCTGGACATATACCGCCAGATTGTCAGGATTATCACGCAACCACGGCACCGCCTGGCTGATGTGTTGCCGCAACAGGTCAGGTTTTAACATCGTTATTTCTCCACCGCTTTGACCACTGTTAACGCATCATAAGCCGTTTCACAGGTTAGCCCTCGGATCCTTGCCTGATCAGCAATTGCCGCCAGCTCTCCCGCTCGCTGGTCAGCGCGGCGGAACAACTCGGCAAGCAGCTCGCTGCCGGAGGTGCCTGCCGCGCTTCCGCTGGCAGTTGCGGCACGGCGGGCGCGCTCACTTGCTGCCAGTCTGGTGGCAAGTTTTGCGGCTTCGTCATGCAGCCCGTCAGAAACAGCGCGGGCGCGGTCAGCATCAGCAACGGCCTGAGCAATCTGCCCCTCAGCCCTTTTCTCAATCGCATCTATTTCCCCTTGTCGGCGCTGCTCTTCGGCGCGGGCGCTGGCCTGCCGCTTTGCCAGCGCGGTAGCATCGTCGGCATCCCGCTGTTTCCATTTCAGTGCCCAGGCGGTGTCAGCCTCACCGTACCCAGCGGTATAGAGCTGATGGCTGAACCACCAGACAACCAGACCACATAGCACAGCGATCAACGCCGGTTTCCAGTAAGACAGCAGCCAGCTCATGACAGGAACAGCGAACGCTCAGCAGCGCGGCGCTTCACCAGGCCATTGAGCACTTTGCCGCCTGCCTTGTTCCACTTAGGGAACTCATCAGCCGCGCCAGTGTAATCACCCGCATTCAGCTTTTTCAGCAGCGTAGAACCTTCCAACGCTTTCACGCCCAGGTTGTAGGCAAAATCAACGAGCGCATCAAACTGGTTTTGGTTAATGCCAACGCTCACCAATCGCGTAATGCCCTTTTCATACTGTATGACCCCGCTACGTAGCAGGCTGTCAGCGGTTTCTTGTGTGATGGTCGTGCCCTTGCCAACCGGCTTACCGTTAACGGGTTGCGTCCAGCCGTAACCAATCGTCCAAACACCCACCGTATCCTGATAAGCGGCAAGTTCGCAGCCCTCAAAGGTTTTCAGCAGACTCAGGCCGTTATTACTCATTTCCACTTTTCGCCCCTCCGATCCTGTTTTCAATAAAGCCGGTGACTTTGCTGCGTACCTTGTCCGCCCCCATAAAGCCAATTGATGCGCCAATAAAGGTGACGGCATTGGACGGTAAGCCCAGGTACTCCAGAGAGCCGGCCACCGCCAGCGTGACGATCCCACAGACCAATGAACCGGTGGCGGTTTTCAGCAGTGACTGACCGTCATAAAGGCTCATAAGCGCCGATATGCTCAGCGCAGCGCCAGCCGCGTAGAGCGTCGGCAGATAAGTAGCAATCCATTTCATTGTTTGTTCCAGCATTCCCGTAGGCATGTCGCTCATGGCAACCTCTCTAATCCCAAAGCTGTACGGTTTCCCGCTGGGCGGGTGGGGGTAACTCCGGGAGGTAAACGACTTGCCCGGCGCTCAGCAGCGGCCCACTGTCACAGAGGCCCGGATTCGCTTCATGTACGGCTTCGGTTACTCCGGCCGTCCTGCCGTAATAGCGCCAGCAAAGCTCATCAACAGTGTCATCCTGCTGCGCCTGCACGTTCATCAGCACAACTCCGCAAGGCCGCGATCTTCATTCTGGATATCGCGAATTGACCAGCGCACGTCACGCCAGAGCGTATCTATCTGAGTGCTCAGTGCCTGGGCGTGGTCTTCCCCTTTACTGGTGGTATCAATATCGCGATACCCCTCTATCAGCAGGGCTTTGGTCAGTGACCAGACGGCGTTTTTATAGCGCCAGACCTTCACCGATTCGCCATTCACCGGATCGGCGGGGATCTCCGCCAGAGCCTGATAACCGGCATCAATCTGAACCTGACGCCACAGAAAAAGCTGATCGTTGACATGGGCCACGGCCTCAATAGTGCGAGAAAAAAGCCGATCGGTAGTGACCTGCCCATCTAGCCGCATTGCCCGGCGCAACTCTGCCAGCACAATCACCGGCCAAAATGGCAGGCTCTCGACTTTCGCGCCGCCATCATCAGGCGCGGGTTCTGATGGCGGTCTTACCGGTTCGGTGGCGACCAAGCTCATACAGGCATCTCCAAAAGTCAGGCGGTGGACGGCGTGACGCAGTGGAGGCAAAGCCTTGCTACGTCACACCGTGCCGCCTGGTGCGCGGGGGCACGTTCGTTATGGCGTCGCGCGCTGGCGCGTTGCCCTGTTCTTTGTTGCCGCTGTTGCCGGGTTGCCTTTTGGCTTCTTAGCGGCGGCGGTGCGGGGTACGGTCGAAGATGCTGGCTTTTTAGCCTCCGTCTTCGCTTCCGGCTGGGCCGGTGGTGCTTCAATATCGCTGGCGTCGTCGCTTACTGCGGTCAGTTTTTTGATGTTGCGATCCAACAGTTCAATGTCACGCGCAACGCCGATTTTTGCGTTGAGCTTGATTGCGTCCTGCAAGTGCGCTCTGGCGAGCTGTTGCGATTCAACATCCTGCTGAATGCGAACGGTGTAGCCCATGGCTTTAAACAGCTTTGCCCTGACCTGATCGGGCATATCTTCATGAAGAGTGATGCCGTTCAGCGCGTTAAGGTTATCAATGCTTACCGTGACCTTTGCCGGGTTCGCTTTGAACGCGGCAAGGATGGGATCGCAAATCTCTTCAACCAATACCGTGGCAGTGGTGCGCTTGTACTGGTCTGGCATCGGGATTTTATGCCGTAGCACGTACTGACCTATCCGCAGCGCCTGCGCGATATCCCCGGCATCTGCCGCCCAGATCATCACGGTGGTGATCACCTCATCCGCCTGGCCGGTGTCCGCTGCCAGTGCGCCATCTATCCACGGCTGATAGTCCGGCAGGCGTTCGCTTTTGAGCTTCGCTTTACCGGCATTCGACTGGATGCGGCTAAGGTCGGCTTTGTCCATACGCAGGCGAAAAAGTACCTGTTCGTAGGCTGTCTTTTCGGCTGATGATGCCCCGCGACTATTGCGGCGTTCCGCCATCACCCGATCAAAGTGTCTTTGTGCTGGTGTTAACATTGATGCCCCCTGAGCAGGCCAGCTAACTGCTGGCCTGCGGCGTCTTATGGTGCCGGTTTTGGTTCTGCGGCGGTGATGCCTTCGATCAGACAGCCAAAGCCGTAATCCTCAATGACATAGGCGTCATTTGAAGAGCTGTACGTTGAGACGCGGTTATATTCCGGCTCTTCGACAATACGGCGACGGTGCCCGCCTTCCTGCCAGTAGATGGACAGGTTTTCCCAGGAGGTAATAAACATGCTGCCGTCAGGGAAGAAAGGTGCGATAAATGACGGCAGGTTGCCGATCGTTTTACGTGACGCAATCAACTGCCCGGCCAGCGCTTCGGAGTTCGGGTTATTGGTGCTTACGGCGTTGATAATGGGGAACGAGCGGTTAACCGTCAGATTGCGCCCGGTGATCACCACCAGATCGGGCGAATCTTTGTACCACTCATCCATCAGGGAGTTAACGCCATCAAAAACAATCGAATCGTAGTTACCGTAATCCCCTTTGGCGATCACCTGGTTGGTGTCGTCGCGGCTGGTCACGGTAACGTTTTTCATGACACGATGCGGCGCATTGCCCCGGTACTGCTGGAGCCAACCCACCCCACAATCCTGCAACAGCGGATTGGTGGCGCGATCTGACTTCTCCGCGTAGCTCGTACCGTTGAAGCCGATCATGATGCGATCGAGCGCAATACGCTTGATGATCTGATTGCTCAGACGCTGCTGGAAGTCCGGGAATTTTGCCCAGGCATCAAGCTGCGTATACGGCGTAAAGGTATCGGCGTTCACCTTGTTACAGGTGTATTTATTCGAATCCAGCACCGCCAAAGAGGTGGGCTGGCGGCGATCCGTGGTGGAATTGTTGGTACTGGAAACCGGGCCGCTGACACCCAGGCCAATCTTTTCACCTGTCTGATCATTGACGCCGTAGATATTGATTTTCTTGAGCATCTCAGAAGAGTTCTGCACTTTGTCTTCAAGCGTCTGCTCGACGCTCGGATCAATGCTGTACGCCTTGGTGATGTGGGCAGCGCTGATATGATTGAGTTCAGCCTGTCGCTGGATGTACTTGTCAAACAAATCGCGGGTTGTATTACGCATTATATTTTCCTTTCCTGTGCCTGATGCGACGTTGCCTTATCAGCAATCAGCCAAATGTTGAGTTGTTTGACCATCGCCACCGGTAGCGGGCGGACGCTGGCTGTACTGCTCGGCGTCCTGGCCTTTCAGTTTTTCTTCCAGCGCTTTGAAGTCCTTGCGCAGAGTGTCCAACTCGGCGGCGTCAGCCTTACCTTTCACCGCTGCGGATAGCTTCGTCGTGCTGTCCAGCAATTGGCCCTGACTTTCAGCGATGGCCTCAATCGCCTCACGGTTCTCACCGTTCTGCTGGCTGAGTTGCTGTTGTGTACCGCCCAGCAGCGCCTTAACGCGGGCAAAGAAGTTTTTGCCTTCATCCTGTGAGGGTTGTTCGTCTTCAAACTCCATCGTGGATTCAACGGAAGCGGTGAAGAAACAGGCCGGGTCATGTTTGCGGGAGGCCAACGGGTTAACGGGGTTGTTAGCACAGAACTGCATCATTTCCGTGCCCAGGCTGGCAGGGCTATCGGTACAAGCCAGCCCCATCAAGTAGGCTTCGCCGGTATCAGCAAAGGAGGGGTGCACTTCAATACTGTGATAAATCTTCTGGCGGCTCTTTTTCATGGCAACCAGATCATCAGTGGCATCAACCTGCACATACAGGCCCATTTTGCCTTTCAGCGGCTCCTCGGTGATTTCCTCTGCCTGGACGGCAATAACATCGCCATAAGCACGAAAATCACTGTTTGGAGAGTAGCCCCGCAGGTGCTCCAGATTGACGCGAGCACCGTAAACCGTAGGGTTGAAGCGTTTAGCCATCTGCACAATATGCTGACGCTCCAGCGTCCGACCGTCACAGGTGGCACCCTCGACAGCGACGCGAAATAATTTTGACTTTGGCATGTCGAAATCCCGAATAAGTGAATGATATTAACCAGTGCCCCTATCATTCCCGCCCCGGCCGGTTCGCGCAAAGCGTTGCCGTTGTTGCCGCCGCCTGACAATCACAACCCAGAGCGACGCGCGCGCGGGCGCGGTACTCTGCGACGATGAAACAGACTTCCCACGATGAACCACGGATTGCCGCTAAGGTCATGTACTGGCAGGCATACAGCATCACGCAGATCGCAAAATCGATCGGCGTGAGTACCAACACCCTGTATTCCTGGCGGCGTCGTGATAAGTGGGATGAATCCACGGCACTGGAGCGCGTACAGGATCGAATGCAGGTGCGGCTATTGCGCCTGACGGAAAAGCCAGACCTGACGCCGCATGACTTCAAAACCATTGACCTGCTAACCCGTCAACTGGTGCGCATGGAACGCGAAGAACGCCGAGGCGAAGAGAAAGGCCGCGAGAAGAAGCAGAAAAACCACTTTGCGGAAGAGCAGATCGCGCAGCTTCGCACCCTGGTGCTGGATTCGCTCTACGAGCATCAAAAACGCTGGTACAAGCAGCGCGAACGCCGCAACCGTTTCATCCTCAAATCGCGCCAGATTGGTGCTACCTGGTACTTTGCCCGCGAGGCATTGTTACGGGCCCTGGAAACCGGCAACAACCAGATATTTTTATCCGCCAGCCGTGCCCAGGCGTTCCAGTTTAAAAAGTTCATCCAGTTGCTGGCGGCACAGGTTGGCGTTGAGCTGAAAGGCGGCGACGCCATCACCCTGAGCAACGGCGCAACGTTCTACTTTCTCGGCACCTCAGCAGCAACGGCACAGAGTTACACCGGGGATCTGTATCTGGATGAGGCATTCTGGATCAACAATTTCCTTGAGCTGCGTAAAGTCGCCGCAGGCATGGCAACCCATGAAGGGCTGCGCCGTACCTACTTTTCCACGTCATCCACAGAGGAGCATGAAGCCTATAGTTTCTGGACTGGCGACCTGTTCAACAAGGCAAGACCCAGAGCCGAACGGGTAGAAATAGACGTCAGCCACAAGGCGCTGAAAAATGGCAAGCTGTGCGGAGATGGGATCTGGCGGCAGATTGTCACCATTGAAGACGCGATAAAACTCGGCTTTGACCGGGTGAAGATCGAAACCATCAAGGGGGAAAACTCCCCAGAGGATTACGACAACCTGTACCGCTGCCGCTTCGTTACCGTGGGTGAGCGCGCCTTTAACTACAACGCCATGATCGGCTGCTGCGTCGACGGCTTCAATGATGATGTATGGCCCGACTGGAACCCATTCGCCCCCAAACCGATAGGCGATCGCGGGGTGTGGATTGGCTACGATCCCAACGGGGGAAGCGGTAACGGTGACTCTGCCGGGTTGGTCGTGATAGTCCCGCCAGTGGTACCGGGCGGCAAGTTCCGCATCATCGAACGTGTCCAGCTTCGTGGTATGGAATTTGAGGAGCAGGCCGAGGTCATTGAGGGGCTGACAGAGCGTTACAACGTCCAGCATATCGCGATCGACGGCACTGGCGGCTTTGGTGATGCGGTTTGGCAGTTGGTCGTAAAATTCTTCCCGCTGGCGGTGAAATACCAGTATTCCGTCCAGCTCAAGCGCGCCATGGTACTGAAAGCGCTCATGCTGATCCGTGCCGGTCGTCTTGAACTGGATGCGGGAATGATGGATCTCATCCAGTCATTTATGACCGTGCGTAAGGTGCAAAAAGGCAACGTAATGACCTATGTTTCCGATCGCAAGCGCGGCAGTAATCACGGCGATCTCGCCTGGGCATCAATGACCGCGTTATATAACGAGCCGATCGGCAGCGAAAGCGGCGGCAATAATGACAGTTTTGTAGAGGAGTTTTAAACGTGAGCCGCAAAAAGCAAAAATACCAGGCCAGAGAGCAACAGCAGCCTGCCAGCATGGACACCAGCGCTATCGAATCATTCAGCTTTGGCGACCCGGTAGCCGTCACCGATCGCAGCATGTTCCTTGACCTCATGGAGTGCGCAGATAACGGGGTTTGGTTTGAGCCACCGATCAGCCCCTACGGCGTGGCAAAGATGTTTGATTCAGCGGCTTACCACCAGTCACCGCTTATCTTTAAGCGTAACGTGATCGCATCCTGCTATATCCCTCACCCGCTGCTGAGCAGGCAGGAAATGAGCGCCTGGGTGCTGGATTATCTGGTGTTTGGCAACAATTACATGGAAGTACGCCGCAACATGCTGGACGAGCCTATCGCGCTGAAACATGCCCAGGCTAAATACACGCGACGCGGCAGCGATCTGAGGAAAGATCAATACTGGTTTATCACCCGCCGCGATGCGGATTACCCCTTCAAACCGGGCAGCATCTGCCAGATAAAAAATCCCAGCATTCACCAGGAGATCTACGGCGCACCTGAATATATGGCCTCACTGCAAAGCGCTATGCTCAACAATGAAGCGACCATATTCCGCCGTAACTACTACATCAACGGCAGTCATGCCGGGGTCATTGTTTATCTGACCGATCCGATCGCCAACAACAAAGACGTTGAGAGCCTGAAAAAGTCATTGAAGGACGCGCGCGGCGGCGGCGCATTTAAAAACCTGTTTGTCTATGCAGCGGGCGGGAAGAAAGACGGCTTGCAAATTATGCCGTTCAGCCAGATAGCAGCAAAGGACGAGTTTACCGGCATCAAAGACGCAACGCGTGATGATATGCTTGCCGCGCATCGCGTCCCGCCCCAGCTCATGGGGGTGATGCCTGGCAATGCTGGCGGCTTCGGTGATGTCGAGAAGGCGGCGCGGGTGTTCTCCATCAATGAGCTGACGCCGATACAAGAGAGCCTGAAAGAGCTGAATGACTGGCTGGGGATCGAAGTGATCCGGTTCAACCCCTACGCCCTCACTGCACCGGCAACACCCGCCGCCTGACCATTCAAAAAGATTGATACATCACCCTGACACAGGGTGAACGCAACCCCTATCAAAACCACACGCCCTGTAAGCCCCTCAGCGCCACGCTGGCAGGGGCTTTTGTTTTACACCCCCTGACACGACCACAGCGCAACCACATCAAAGCAGAGCCGCCCAGGCACGAAAAGCGGCATGAACAGGTATACCCTCCTTACCCCCTCAGCGCGCGATATATCCCCCGCCTCGCCCGCACACAAAACCCGCGTCTTTTTGTGCAATCTTGCAGTGAACGGCAGGCCGTGCCGCGTCTAGGCTTGACTGGTAAAAGTACCATCAAAAAAATTGTGCATTTTAATGCAGAATTGTGCGGTGATTTTTGAAAGAAAAGAAGCCGCCAATATCAACGACTTTTTCGTTAGCGGGAAGCATGGGAAAGCTGGCGAAGAACAGCAGAAATATCTGCGGTACTGCTGGCTCCAGTGGCAGCGGAAACCGTTAATTCTTCCAGTTCGTTACCTTCGTCACGGATCTGGATACCGTTGCGGTTTAAAAACGCCATCGCCACAAAAAAAGCGGTTCGTTTATTCCCGTCATTGAAGATATGCCCGCGAGCAATGGCAATAAGATACATCGCCGCAAGCTCGTGAATATCCTCAACACCTTCATAGTAAAGCTGGTTCTGAACGCGATAGATGATTGCCTCAGCCCGACCCGGCTCCGGCATACCTGGAACCCCCGGCAGAGCGGCGAGCAAGCGATCGTGAAACGCTATCACCTCCTGAGCGCTGATCCATTTCATCTGTCAGCTAATGCCTCAATGGTGCGCCCATGACGTCCCATGATCTCGGCAAACTCTGCATCAAGCTTTGCCTCTTGCCATGCATTGAAATCATCACGGCTGATGAGCACGGCGGCAGAGCCATCACGGCGGGTGATTTCTACTGGTTCGCCAGCCGTCGCAGCTTCCATTACCTCGGCAATATTTTGTCGGGCCTGAGATGTAGTGTAAGTTCGCATATAGCCTCCTTTAATGTACACCTTAAATGTACATCACAAGCGTACAACAAACAACGATAACGCTATATCTCAGCATCAACTGTATTAAGCGCTGCCATAATTGCCAGGCGTTCAGCAGGCGGCAACGCCGCGTACTTAGCCCGCCAGCGCTCAACTTTTCGCTTAATCCGGCTGCGATCGTTGTAATCTTTGCCCGCAAAGGCGTGAGAATATGCCCGCCCTTCACCGTAGTTCATCCAGATTTTCTCTGTTCTCACGCCGCCACGCGTCATGGCCTGAAATTCCATACTACGCCAGCCCGTTAACGTCTCGTCATAAAGCGGCGATGGGTACCCAGACAAGATCACGCTGACGTTTTCCGGCAACCCCATCAGGCAGGCTAACAGACGCTCATGATCGGCAACGGTATACTCATGTCGATAACGGGCGCGACTGGTACGCGTCTCCGGCATATAGGGCGGATCACAATAGACCAACACCCGCCCCAGCTTGTTAAAGCCGGTCACGCCATCCGACGCGCCGGATGATTTCAGGCTTTCCAGAAAATAGACTGCATCACCGTGAAAAAAATCAAGGCGCGGGGGTTTGATGCCCCGGTCTTTCCATCGCTGCAACGTCTGTATGCGCGCCGTTTCATCCAAATCCGCGCCATAGTTCCGCAACGCTGGCGGCTTATGGAACATCACCGCCCCGCTGCCCAGGTGGGTTTCAATGTAAGTATCATGCGGCGGCATTTCAGCAATTATCTTTTGATAAACCCCGCTACCGCCCTTACTTCCTAAATAACTCATCCGTAAAACCTCGCGTTACAGCTGGCACCACCATAAATGATCGGGCTGCAGCACTGTTAAAAATGACCGTGCTCGATGCGCATGGCCAACACTGTTAAAAACGATGGTGTTTGCCGGTAATCCGGTACCACACTGCCATTTATGACTGCGTTTGTTGACGACGATGTAACGCTTCCATACGCGCTAACAGCAATGCGCTGCGGTCTTCTTCCTTTGATGCCATGCGAAGCAGCACCCCCTCTTTCGTCCCTCGATAACGTCCGTCCCTCGTTTCAATGACCTGGCCCATTGACAACCGACGCAGCCCGGCCCGGCTGATATCAAGTCCAATTGAGCGGGCATGATCGGCAAGCCTTGCGACCTGCTCACCAATTTCAGGCGATAGCGCCCGCTCCCCCTGAGTTGGCGGACGTTTTTTCACCGGGGTTTCGCGATGCAATGAGTTATCTGGAGGGAGATCGCGCAGACGGTGCAGAAGTTGCCGACGCTGATGTCGGGTTAACGTCTCAAAATCAGCGATTTTTCCCAACTCCTCCACAGGAGGATTATTGGTTACATTCCGCTCAGGCGGACAGTTATTGCCACGAGTCCAAGGGACGGCAAAGCCGCCCTGACGGTCAAGGTCAACACCCTGGCGCACGGCTACGCCGCCCGCTGATTCGGTTTTTCTTACCCGCTGCCAATTTTCAGCGTGTGTGCAAACACGCGATTGCTCACCCAATAGCGGTGACCAAACGCCATAAATCTGCATACCGATCTCACCGTAGTCATTCGGCTTGTCGGCTGCGTTATAGGCCGTGCGAACTACATGATCACGGCGCGGGGAAAGAACGCCGCCTTGCTTCAAGATGTAAGTGGCAATGCACCCCGCATCAGCAGCAGACAGCACATCATCCATGGCTTTATCCGTCAGCCGTGGCGATTTTTTACCGGTAATCCCCTTGCGGGCCATTTGCCCAGCCAGTAGACGTAACTCACGGTAAGTCTGCCGGGAAGGAATGCCGAAAAACTGGAACTGGCGCACACGATGCAATGACGCCCAGGCGATCGCATGTTCCACGGTGTCGGCCATGCTTTTACCGCTCTCGTGATCAAGCGGCAATTCACCGGTTTTCGGGTCTGGCTTGCGGAGCGGTGCGCCGTCAAGGTTCTTGCCAATATAGGCCGCGATGTAACTTGTTGGCGTACCTTTATCCCTGGTGATCAATTCAGCCTTGAAGCGTGGCGTAATGTCGTTGCCGAGTTCAGCCCTATCTTCTCGAATGGCAAACTCGCGCAAAATATCGGTCACATCCTCCCGTTCATCCGGGTGGGTAAAAATCATCATATGCCAGTGAACCGTACCATCGTGGTGAGGCTCGGCTACGCGGATGCCATACCACCGCAACCCCTTGCGGTTCAGCTTTTTGCGCACACTGGAAAACATGTTGACCAGATAATCGCTGCTGTCACGCACAGTGCGGGCAGTCCATTTAGGGTTTGGCTTGCCGCTTTTCAATGTGGCGTGATACTTCGATGGGCAAGTGATGGTGCACCACACGGCACTGTCTTCGCGATACTCGGCTACATTCTCCATCCCTTTCATGGTTGCCATCATTTCGAAGCGCCGATGCTGCGGGTTACTGTTACCTGCGTAATAGACGTCCTCCATGTCCAGCGTCACACCTTCGTCATTTACCAACTCGTGGTTTTTCAAAAACTCACGCGTCAGGCGGCGCTGCTCTCGCTTATGTATCAAGGCATCGTGGCTGATAAAGGCCGAAGCATTGATGTTAACCAGGCAGGCAGCGCGTAAAAGTTCTTCGCGCCACTCGCAACGGTAACGCCATAACCGCCGCTGCCACCAATTGGCGCAGCACAGTCGGGCTAATGCACCGGGCAATAGGTGATAAGGGATCTGACCGCGCTTGCGTCGCTGAACATCAAGCGCTGACCATTGCGGGGGAATGATGTTTATCCGAAGCGCTTCGCGAGCAACCACCTGATAAACACGCAATGCCGCTTCCGGCGTCATACCATTGGCAAAATGTGTCTCACACTGCTGATTAAAGAGCGAATCCATGAAGCCCGCCGCCAGTGTGGCAAGCAATTTTACCTCCCGCTTGGTCAACTCAGGCAGGCGTAGCAGTTCGTCCAGGCGTTCACGCCCCGCAATATAACGATAAGCAGCGGTGAGATTACGGGCATTAACCTGCTCTAAACGGGGCAGCACACGCTTGACGGTTTTTTGCAAGAATGTGCTGGCCGGTTTACTGCTTTTGCCGTCAAGCTCAGCGGCTACCTGTAATTTACGAAAATGATTAAGACGGATCAGCAGAGGCTGGCGAAGGTATTGCGGCAAGGTATGCAGGGCGGAAACCAATTCAGCATCAGGATCACCGTCAATTGCACGTTTGGCATCTTTGTTTCTGGCAATCTGCCCTTCACGCTGTAATTCGCGTTCTTCGGCTTCTGCAATGAGGTAATCACGGCGAGTCAGACGCGCGCGTTCCTTATCGGAAAGCGAGCCACGGACAAGCGAAATTTCTCGCAGCTCTGCGGCCTTGCGCTCTTCAATGCCAAGCTGGATCCATTGCGCCAACGGTGATAAAGGCGGGATGATTTCAATATCGGCAGGATTTATCGCCGCGTGAGACATATTCCACGAGTAAACCCCGGTAAACGGCTCATCGTTTCCGGGGTATGGGGCAGGTTCAGAGGGTGTATAGCGTCCCCGCGTTGTTTCAGTCATACCTGTGCCCGGCAGCACTGAATAATTTCACACATGGCTTTTGGGGGTACTGCATTGCCCGCCATGTGGACGGTTAGCTGGTGTGACGATGGCCTGATGTAATCATCAGGAAATGACATTGCCCGCATATTTTCATCTGCGCTCAGCATTCTCATTCTGTTGCCATCGACAATAGCCCACCGATCACGCGTTGTGATGGTGCCAATAGGCCGAGAAAGAGACCGCCCGGACTTAGAATTACCGTAATAGGATATTAGGAACCGGCTACCAAATTTCGCGCGACCATTTCTTACCCGCTCAAGGGTAGCGACAGCTCTCCCTGCTTTCTCAATGGGTTGCCAATTCCCGATGGTCAGATCGATAAACGAATCGGCAGCAAGATGCGGCAATTTGGGTAACGTCAGGTGCAGCGGATTTTTGCTGCGAGTACAGACAATGAACATGCGCACACGGTTTTGCGGCACACCCAGATCGGCACAATCCACAATGTGTGGCGCGAGTGAATAACCTAGTGCGTGCATTGCCGCTTCCCAAGCGGGATAAAGCGCCCATTGCAGAAACTCGGGCACATTTTCCACAATGATTATTTCTGTCTTATGGAATTCGGCAGCAGAGATCACCGCCCAGGCCGTCGACCTGCTGGCATCATGCTGTGGATTGCCTGCCTTTTTACCGCGTGCCCTGCTATGCCCCTGACAGCAGGGTGACGCCATCATGAGATCATGCGCAGGAACCTGTGACCAGTCCGCCTGGTGCAAATCCTGACAAACATGGATTGCGTCAGGATGATTCCTGGCATGAGTATCAACAGCGGCCTGCCAATGATTGCCAGCCCAGACAACAGTTGCCCCCGCCATGGTTGCGCCAGTCGAGGAACCACCCAGACCAGAAAACAAATCGATTACTCTCAGTGGGTTCTGGGTTCCTTTGTTGAATTCGCTCACTTTTTGCTCTCCACGTTGTAAGTCTCATGGGTCAGCAATAACCAGACCTTGCCTTTGTTCTTACTCAGCAAGCGCCAGCGGCAACCGATACGTATCACCAGGTAAAAATTGGGCTTTATACGGGAATAATTTTTAAAACCGCGAGAGAACAAATTCAGCGCTGCCGTTGCACGACTACAAACGTGCAGCGGGGCTTTGCTTTTGACTTCAAGGCGAACAGGCATCAGAACCCCCCTTGATCATCAAAAACACCCGCAGCAACCATCGCGCCATAAGTCGAACTACCACAGCACGGCCCACAGTCTGGACAGCATCCGCCGCCAGCTCGCCCGCACCCTTCGCATACCTTGAGGACGCCGATCACTTCTTGGGCCTTCTGGCGGTTGCTGGTATCGGTACTGACTGAGCGTTGCACGTCAATTTCATGCAGGTGGAAATGGCGGTAGATCTCGCGGGTGGTTTCGGTGTCGCTGTTGGAAATGACAACCGGCGCGCCATATTTACGATTCACTTCCAGCAGTTCCGCGGCTAACTGGCGGTGATGGCTCTCCGTGAATGGCTCGGTGTGGTATTGGGTAAAATTGGCGGTATCGCTGGCAGGCAGGTACGGCGGATCGCAGTAAATGGCTTCATCCGCGCCAACCATCACCTTGAGGGTGTTTTGAAACGAGCTGCACAGGAAAATAGCTTTGGTGTCGTTGGCCTTCTCCGCAAACTGGCGGATCTCCGCTTCGGGGAAGTAAGGCCCGGTTTTATGCTGACCAAACGGCACGTTGTAACCGCCGCCCTGGTTATAGCGCACCACACCGTTGTAGCCGTGGCGGTTGAGGTACAGGAACAGCGCAGCCCGATTCACATCAAGTAGCCCTTTCGCGCTGTTGAATATCTTGCGGTTGCGGAAATATTCCTCTTTTGAATTGCCCACCGTGAACAGCTTGCGCGCCATATCGATCAGCAGGTCAGGATCGCTTTTCACTTCGCGATACAGGCGGATCAAATCCGGGTTGATATCAGCCAGCACATAACGGCGGTAATCGGTATTGAGAAATACCGACGCACCGCCAACAAACGGCTCAACAAGGCAATCGGCTTTTGGCAGGTGCGGCAGCAGTGCAGGTATAACCCGGCTTTTGCCACCGGGCCATTTGAGAAGGGAGCGGATCATAACATCGGCTCCTTATCGGTGGTCAGGCGTTGCCAGATCTCTGATACGTAAAGCGCCTGGTGTACGGCATCATCAAGCGCGTTGTGCCGGTCGCCATTGAATGGGCTGTTACGTTTAGGATCGAAGCCGAGTGCGCGCCCCATTTCCACAACGGTGCGAACGTCACGATCATTCCACCATTGCCAAGGGATCTCTAAATCAGCTCGGCCAAAAGCGGCGCGGAGCAACACACAATCAAATGACGCGCCATTACCCCAGACTTGCAAAAATTTTAAGTCGTTAGGGATAGCATTCTTTTCAATAAAATCATGGAGCCGGGTTAATGCTTCCCAGGCCAAAGGGGCATCATCCGCCACTAATTCCGCGCGGGCTTCACTATTCTGTTTTAACCACCATTTGATAGTGCTGCCATCAGGTTTAGCCCCCTGATCCATGTCGCTGGCGAAATCCACGCGCGTATAAAACCGCGCACCTGTACACCCGGTAGACGGCTCAAAAAACACCGCACCAATAGCCGCGATCGGCGCATCTACACCGGTACCCAGGGTTTCTAAATCGATCATTAAGTGGTTCATGGCGGTTAAATTCCGTATGGAGATGAAGGGGTAACGGGACGCTGCAATGCCGAGGTAAGACGCTGGCGCATGTTTTGAACGAAACAACCCACTGTTGGATCTTCTGGTGGGAGCGTTAGCTCACCACATCTGTGGGTCTTGATCGTCAACCCATCGCGCTCAATCGTTGGTAATAAAACGTTCAAAATGAAACTGTATTTTTCGTGTTTAGTCATGATTAGAAACCTCATAAAGTTGCCGGGTTTCCCCGGCAATCTGTTACGGGTGATCAGTCGATTGGCTGGCCGTCTTAAGTGCAGGCCATACGAGCAGGAGAAGCGCGCCAACGAAGAAGGCGTCACCAATCACTGAAAGCAGATAGCTGGTGAAATCCACTGCAATGACCATGAAGGCCAGCAGAACAGCCAGCACAGGGCGCAGTGAGTTCAGTACGCGGTGCATCAGAGATAATCCTCAATGCGCAAGCCCAGACGCCGCCCTACTTCTTCCAGTACCTTTTGTTCTTCCGGCTCGATCTGGCCGTCAGCTTCGGCAATGGTCAGCATGTTGACGAAGACTTCTTCCGCCTCTTTCGGGTCGTTTTTAATGTCCTCAATCTCACGCAAAATATTCATGCGCCCAACACGGAAGCCCGCTTCAAGCTGTTCCGTGAAACGGGTGATCAGTGCAGTAATTTCATTGCCGTAGTGGCTCAGGCGTGGATTAGAGCGCAGCAGCTGATCGAGCTTTGCGGTTTCCTCTTTCTCAATTTCACCATCGGCGGCAGCAACCAACAGACAGCCACCAACAATGGCTTCCATCAAATCGCGGTTTTCAACTTTCTTTAATTCAACTTTTACAGCAGCGGTTTTTTTCTTGAACATGCCAAACATAATTAACCCTTTTTTTGGGTGAGTGAGTGCGCCATCACTTAATAAAGTGACGACAGTTGGAAAAAGTCATTTAAATAAACTTGTTTTCTAAAACAGTTTTCTTAACAAAATTGCGAGGGAATTAAATAAACCTTTGTTTATCTTCTTCGTATAAACAAAGGGCTTATTCATGCCTTTAATAAAACGCACTTTATTAGGTTCCGGCTTAAAGAAGCGTCCGTCCGGGCATTCAAGCCAGCCGTGTGAATGGCGATAGTGTGTAACCTGACAGCCATGTTTTAGCAGGCTGGCAAAAGATGGAGTGTTATCGTTCATATCGTGCACCTGCTACAGTTGTCTACGTGCCTTGCGCTCAACTTCTTCACGGCGGGCTTTAAATTCAGAGAGCGCCTTTAATTTCTGCTGCCTGACTTTTTCGCACCGCTGCCTGACTAGAAACTGAATTAAATTAACAATCAGCACAGCAAAAATAAAAAGGCCAATGATTATTTCAGCTTCCATGGCTATCACCATTTTTTAACTTGTCGATAGTTTGCATTGCCTCAGCCAAGGCGAAGTCTCGACCATAATAATTATCAATTGCGCCGCTATCATCCCGTTTATTAATCAGGTAAGCGTTACTGCTATTGAAATAATTTCGTGACGATTTGCGGATAGTAAAGCCGGAATATACATAAACGTTTTTTCCTACCGGAACCAACCCCGGAAAGCTTCCAGCATGTGATCCATGCTTCGAATAACGCTTTTTCATAATTAAAGCCCTATCCACAACAACCAGGCGTCGCGTTGTTCTTTCGGGCGGTTGAAGTAAGCATCACGCATTGCACGGTTAAACTCAGGGATGTAGATCCAGTTTTCAGCGCGAGCGCCCAAGCTTTCCGGGTTCTTCCACGGGATGATTGGTAACTTACCGTCTTCAATCATGCTTTTCACTGTGGCAGCTTTTTTACCGATCAACTCGGCAAATTTTGGGTAAGGCACAGCGTCCACGGCGTGACGTACCTCAATGAATCCCTCTAACTCTTTTTCGGTCATATGTCATAATCCCCTTGGCGCTGCGCGCTTACTTCATCTTGTAACTGCCTATTTAAGCAGTTGCGTCTTCTTAACCAGGTCAATATTCACTGACCTAACAATGCGGATAATAGTCAAAGGTTACTGACCATGTCAACAGACTACACAATAAAATTGCACGACATTCGGAAGGCAGAAGGGCTTACTCAAAAGCAATTCGCTGATCTAACAGGTATTTCACTTGGAACAATAAAAAATTATGAAACAGGCCAACACGCGGCTACTGCCCTAACCGCTGAGAGGGTATTGGGGGTTGAAAGCCTCCAAAAATACACGATGTGGCTAATGACAGGTAAGACAGCACCACAAGCCGGGCAAATTGCTCCGCCTCTCTCCCCTGATGGGCAAGGAAAAATAAAATCTCGCCATTCCGCCCAGAAGACTGGCTAAGACTCTATTTTTTCTACGCGCTAGACCAAGGTGCGCACAATGACAACCTCACTGGAGGGCTTCGCTATGTCGATTAAGAAGCTCGAAGGTGGTCAATATGAAGTAGACGTATGGCCCCGCGGACGTAATGGAAAACGAATCCGCAGGCGATTTGAGAAGAAACAAGAGGCTGTGCTTTTTGAACGTTATGTTCTAGCCAACGCCGACAAAAAAGAATGGCTGGGCGCGAGCGTAGACCGCCGCACCTTAAGTGAATTGTTAGATACCTGGTGGCTGCTGTACGGACAGACTCAGGAAAATGGTGAGATAGAAAAGCGACACCTGAATAAAACGATCAGGGCATTGGGAGATCCAGCCGTTAACAGGTTGAGTAAACGCACCATTGCACAACACAGAGGCCAACGGCTGGAAGATGGGATCAGCGCGGCAACGATCAACCGCGATGTATACCGTTTCTCAGGTATGTTCAGCACGCTGATCAAGCTGGATGAATTCAGGAAGGAAAATCCCTGCAAAGGGCTGGAACCACTGAAAGAAACGCCGCCTGCTATGACTTACCTCGCAAAATCAGAGATCAGCAGGTTGCTGAATACCCTGACCGGCGATGATCGGCGCGTAGCATTGCTATGCCTTAGTACTGGCGCACGATGGGGAGAAAGTAGCACATTGCGTGGTGAGCAGGTAAACCATGGGCGTGTCACATTCCTTAAGACCAAAAACGGGAAAAAGCGGACGGTTCCGATATCGGAAGAACTGGAGGGGGAGATCAAGACCAGCGACACCGGGCCGCTGTTCAAAGTTGATTATGAAAACTTCTGCGAACGGCTCAAACAGGTTAAACCCGATCTGCCACGCGGGCAGGCCACACATGTGCTTAGGCACACCTTTGCAAGCTGGTTCATGATGAACGGGGGAAACATAATCGCGCTACAGCAAATTCTGGGGCACGCCAGCATACAACAGACGATGGTTTATGCTCACCTTGCCCCCGATTACTTGCAATATGCGGTGACGTTAAACCCGCTTGGTGGTGGGCTGTCGGTGTGACAATGTTGTCTACATCTTGTCTACACCCGCAATGCTAAACGCTTCCTGTAACTGCTTATAGCGGTTGCAGGATAGCTTGATTTAAAAGGGATTTTTTCTAAGCACCTGAAAAAAAACCCCGCCATCATGGCGGGGGAAGACAGGGATGGTGTCTATGGCAAGGAAAAACAGGGACTACTCAGTCATACTTAACTTCTGGGCAGAAGTTTGCTGCAAACCAGAAATTTGTTGCTC